TTTGTATTTATTTTGTATTTATTTTGTATTTATTTTGTATTTATTTTGTATTTATTTTGTATTTATTTTGTATTTATTTTGTATTTATTTTGTATTTATTTTGTATTTATTTTGTATTTATTTTGTAGTTTTATTAAGATTTTGTTAGTTAATTAGTCAAAGATAGCAGTTCAAGATACTTAGGGAAATCAGTAAAATAATTGTAGCCATTGATTGTAGTCAATTCATAATCCGGTATTTCAAATTCTTCTTTCAACTTTAGATGTAAAACGCCTCTGTAACTTGGATTGTAGAAATATTTTGTTTCTTCTAATAATAAATTGTGTGAATAGTTCTTCAAAATATGATACACTACTTTCCAAATATCACCAGTCCATTCTTCGCCATACTTTAATATTCCATTTTCATAATAGTGCTTCCTGGGAATTTTAAGCTGTTCATTGTAGGTTAGTGGCAAAATATCGTCAATAAATATAGAGCCGTTATTTTTTAGAACTTTGACGCTGTTATTGAAGTCTCTTAGAAAATATTCTGACTGATGCATTCCGTCAATAAATATTACATCAAATGTTTTATCGATGTCGACCTTATTGTCTTCTAAACTGTCGACATTGCGGTCTTTAAAATAATCATCTGATGTTGCCTTTATAAACTTGAATTCCTTGCCTATAATATCAATTTTTGGGTCCGGATCTACTCCTGTCTTATTCTCATCCTTAAAATGCGTTTTTAAAAACGTCTGACCATATTCCACTCCAATTTCCAAATACTTAGCGTCCGGTTTTGTCAATGAATTAATTGCTTGGCTCCTATGTGAAAACCCCGTGTTGTATTTAGGTCTATCAATATAACCATTGTTTATAATTTCATATTGTTCAGTTGATAAATACATTGTTTTGAAGTAACTAACTAACAAATCTGAAGAAACATCTATTAAAGAATAACATTTCATTTTGTCGAAGCCGTAGCCATCTAATTGCTTCCACAAATACTCAATTGGGCATTTATTATCTAACAAAATGAAGTCATTTTTTAAAGAGTCGTCATTATACAATGTCTGTATATATTCCAAGTTTAAAATAAGACTATCTATACCAATGATACAAATTTGTTTCTCAAAATCAATATTAACTAACAAATTACAATATTTATGAGTATATGTTTCAGTGTCTCTTAACCAGATTTGTACATTGTTTTTTGAATCTTCAGTGGTTGGTTTCTCATATGCGTCTAGTGTTTCCATCTTATCAGCAATTCTATATTCCTCGTAATAAATTGGGCTAATATATTGTGGACCAATTCGGTTTATTTCTGCGTTCCTGATTAAAGAGAAATTGTTATTGGAATTGTTCATGTATTGGACATAACCCAGTTTCGGTATTTTCGCCATCTTTGTGTTAATTGCCGTCCTAAGAAGGACCTCATAGTCGTCGCAAATAGGCAAATGTTCGCAATAATTGCCAATCTTTAGAAGCAGATCGCGGCGCCAAATTCGTGGATGATTTGGGCAACAAACTAGATGCGAAAGAGTTACATTATTAATATTTGGTGTATTGTATACGTAGACCCATTTGTCATTGTATTTTTGGCAATAATATGAGCCATATCCTTTACAAATATTGTCACCATAGCGAAAATTGTCACCGTTTTCATAGATGTTAATGAAGTCCATGTATATGAATCCAATTTCTTCTTTTTCTCCGTCCTTAGAAAATACTATTGTTGCGTCTTCTAGAACAGTCGGCAATATTTCATCATCATGGTCCATCTCCAGAACATATTTGCCGCGACATAGAGCCACTGCTTCATTCTTTACGTTACCGATGCTGCCACTATTTTCGCTACGACGATATAACCGAATGCGACAATCACGTGACAGATTCTCTCTTAAAAACTGGAAATGGTCGTCATCAGGTGAATCATCCAGAATAATCCATTCCCAATTCATAAGTGTCTGCCGTTTAATGCTATTATATGCGCGAATGATTTTGTCGTAAGAGTTGAATGATGTTGTGAAGAGAGAAAAAACTGGTCTCAAATAGCACCTGTCTAAGGAGCAATTTAAAATGTATTTTTTATTTACAATAGAATTGAAAAATGCTACATCTAGAAAATCAGTTTTTGTTAGTTTGAGCCACTTTTTGTCATGTAAAGCTTCAATATAAATATTAGTATTAACATCGTCATCCAATGTTATTAATAGATGGTAATTGGCGCTGTATATTTTATTTATATTGACAAGTTTGTTAGTTATTTGGACAGTACAATTTAGTTTCGCATTGTTATCAAAAAAAAACTTGTCATATACTGAATTAGAATTACTGCGGTAAAATATAATAAAAGGATACTTCATTGTATTATATTTTAATTATTGCTAAATTTTTAAATGGGTTTTATATTTTATATTATCTGTATTGCTCTTATCTGTCGCTTATAGCTTTTATCGCTTATAGCTTTTATTGCTTATAGCTTCTATCGCTTATAGCTTCTAGAATTCTGGGCTGTGCTTCTTAAACAAACAGCCTTGCGAGACCAGCCAATTTATATCTGTTGTAACTATTCCAGGGTTTTGATGGTCGCAACTAGTCATCCAGATTTTGACTATACAGAAATTCTTTTTGGGTGAAATAGTAATACCGGTTACAGCGTTAACAAACAACACATTGTTACTCACACTTTCTCCAACTAACATATAAGTTAGCTCTCTCCAAACATCACAAACATTTTTATTTGACACTTTATATGAAAAGCATCCACCGTGTCTATTTTTTGGGTCTTCCCACATAGGAATAATCCCCTCTTGCATAATAAACAGCATACAATTCTTAATTAACGGGTCAGGTAGACTCTCAGTAATTGCAATTGTTTCTTCTACAGTTGTAAATGTGTATATTTGTTTGTAACTCTTTGTTGACCAATCACTATCTTGTGGCAAATGTGCCCATAAATTCCATCTCTTTTTGAGGGGTAAGAATGATGTCATCTTGCTACTAGTGTTATTAGAATCGGTACTAGAATTGGAATTGGAATTGGAATTGTTGCTGGTTTCAAGGTCCATTGTTATTGCTTTTTCCGGAGTCACCATTATACTTATATTAAATCAATTTTTTTAAGTAATTTTCATTTGTATTTAATTAGTAACAAATAGTGGATGCGTCTAACTTAGGAACTTCATCTGCTGCTATTTTTTCATCCTTTACTTTATTATCTTTTACTTCATCTGTTACTGAATTAGTTCCTAATATTTCATATCCGTACTTCTTTATAACAATACTCTGTGTCTCATTTAAATATACCATTGACACATTCTGGTCCATCAGCTCTAATTTATAAGTAAATGGTTTATTGGTGTCATTATCTATTTTAACATTCAACACATTCTCTAAGTAATATTTGAAAAAGTTTGTATTAAAGACATTACCAACTACATAAAAGTTCATTGTATCTGAAGACAATTGTATATTATAATTGGTTTCATTATCATTTGTAACCATTTTCAAATACAATGACAAAATGTGTGACATAGAGGGCTCATATGTAATATTTTCAAGGTTGTCAGGAACTTTGTCTAGAATAATCATATCATTTTTTGGCATTGGTGACTTTATTATAACCAAATTTGAATCAGAGCTAGTATATATATTAGCATTTACAATAGTAAATAGTTTTGTTGTATCTGAATTTTTATTATATAAAATTCTTAAATGAATATTTTTTATTCCTTCTTGTAAATAGGGTTCAATAAATTTTATTGTCTTATTTAATGTAACCTGACAAAAGCTGTAAGCATAAATAGCATTATAGCACATTGTTGTTAATAACGGCAAATAAGGTTTTATTGTTTCATTTTGCTGAATAAATGATATAATTTGTGTTACAATAATATCGAACTCATTGGGATAATGACTTTTATATAAATTTATGCTATATATTAAAGCAATAACAGTAAATACGCATGTATAAAACATTATATATTGTAATGGTATAATTTATAATAAATGTTTAAATAGTTTTTATTATAAATTATTGGAATTGAGGGTCAGAGCTAACAGTGGTGCTAAATGTAGCGCTTGTGCTAGGTGTAGGTGTACTACTAGAGGCAGTATTAGTACTTGTATTAGTATTACTTGTACTTGTGCTACTGTATATTAAATTAGAATTTGTATTAGTATTACTTGTACTTGTGCTACTATAAATCAAATTTGTACTAGGATTTGTACTAGAATTTGTACAAGTGCTACTACTAGGATTAGAGCATTGGAAGTTTAATGTTCCTGTTGCCGCATCTAGTCCAAATACATATAAAAGTATTGTAACTATTACTGTCATGAAAATAAACGGTATAAATACAATTATCCACGATATTATTGACATACCACCTTGACACAACGCGTTTAGCAAAAATGTAATTGTTACCATGACAATGAATTTGAAAAATGCGGTATTGTATAAGCCTTTGAACGTGTCTATAATAATTTGTGTTAACGAGAATGCTAAATAAATGAGCGCAGGGGGACAAATAGAATCTAACATTATTTTACTTACTTATATTATTGTTATATTTTAATTCAGAATTACATTACATGTTTAAGAGAAAATTGGCTCGCCGTCCTTGATAACACCAACTTGCTTGCCAACTTCGCCGTCATCCTCAACGGCATATAGGATACCATTCTCTTCACTGGTGGCATAATAGGTGACATCGTCGATTTCAATTTCGAATACTTCTTCATCCTCTTCCTCTTTTTGTTCTTTATTTACAGCATTGATTTCAGTTACCTTGATTTCAGTTGCTTCTAATTCCTCGTCTGAAATTTCTACCTCAGATTCATCTGCTTCTTCATCCACTTCTTCTTCTTCATCTGACGCTTCTTCTACCTCAGATTCATCTGCTTCACTTACTACTTCTTCTACCTCTGATTCATCTGCTTCACTTACTACTTCTTCTGCTTCACTAATTCTCCTTTTTCTGTAGACGTGAGGTTCATCCACTTCTGACGCTTCTTCTTCATCCACTTCTGACGCTTCTTCTTCATCCACTTCTGACGCTTTGCTTATTTCCGCTTTGCTTATTTCCGCTTTGCTTACTACTGACTCAATTGTAACCACCTTTACATCACTTATTTTTGATTCACTTATTTTCGATTCGGTAACACTAACTTCACCATCATCATCGTCTTCCTCCTCCTTTTCTTCCTCCTCTTCGTCCTCCTCTTCAGATTCTGATTCTACTACTAATTCACTAATTACATGTTCTTCAATCTTTAGTCGAATGTGTTCTTCTTCTTTTTTTTCATTCTTTATTTCGTTCCTTATATCGTCCCTTATATTTGTGCTATGACTCACATTAGAAACAGTATTAATGTTAATATTAATATTTTTAATTGCTTCTGTCAAGCTCAATAAGTTACTATTAATTGTTGCTAATTCTTCATGAATTTTAGCAATATCATTACTATAGTCTTTTACTTCAGGAATATCAGTGCTAGTTGTAAGACCCTTAATCTCTTCTTCATAAGCCTGAACCACCTTTTGAACAATTGGTAATGATAGAATATCTGAATTATTAGTTGAATTATTTGTATTACTATTTGTATTACTATTACTATTCTGTTTCAACAATCCAATGAGTTGCTCAATGCTAATCATTTGAATTAATTTTTCTAAATTTTGTGATAAGTGGGACATTTTATTAATATAATATACTATATCACTATTCGTTTAATATGGTTTAAAAAATATTTAATGTAGTTTATATAAATGTCTAAGTATACGAATAATAAGGAAACGAATAATAAGTATACGAATAATATTAGTTTTATTAGTAATGATGAAATAAGTATTTTGGTAACCAAAGTTTTAGCGCAAACAAATTATACTGAGGAAATTGCGAAAACTAAGCTACAAGAATTTAATTATGACTTGATGCGGGTCTTAAAAGATTATATGGGAATTCCTGAAAAGAAGGCTAGTGAAACAAAGATTAAGTCAATTAATCAGGAAATTTATAAGCAAATTCGTTATACACTGGATAGCTCGATGAGAGAATATAGGGAGAAGAATCCGGTAAATATTGAGCAAGTTGTTACAAATTTATCCGAGTCGGAAGAAAATGAAAAGAATAAGAATAAATAATAAAATAAAATATATATTGTTATAGTAGTAAATATGAGTATGAATGTAGCAGGAACTGGAACTGAACCTGTAGCTGAAACTGGAATGGCAGTTGAAGCTGAACCTGTAGCTGGAACTGGAACTGGAATGGCAGTTGATGCTGGAATTAATCTAGGAACTGGAACTGGAATGGCAGTTGATGCTGGAATTAATCTAGGAACTGGAACTGGAACTGGAACTGGAACTGGAACTGGAACTGGAACTGGAACTGGAACTGGAACTGGAACTGGAACTGGAACTGAAACTGGAACTGGAACTAATCTAGGAACTGGAGCTATAGCCAGAGCTGGAACTGA